GGCCGCAACGATTGCCTGCCCAGAAGCCCCGTTGCCGGTGCCCGATATCGCGACCGATGCCGTCGTGTAGCCGCTGCCAGGAGAGGTTACGCGCAGGAAGGTCACCTGTCCCAGCGTATCAACCTGATGCTGCGTCAGAACAGCACTGATCGCAGGCGGCGCGCTAGTCACCAGAACATCATCCGCCACCTCAGGCAGCACGAGCGCCGGCTGGCCGCCCACTACGCTCGCCTGCACCTGAAATTGCGCGGCATTGTTCCAGCTATTGCCTGCCACAATCGCGCTATCGGTGTGCAGCCACATGGCCTGGCTAGGCAGGGCGCTACCAGCGCCGTTGATCGTGTTGCCCACAACAGCGACCTGCTGTGCGCCATCCTCTACCAGAACCCCGCCACCCTTCGCGGCAGTGAACCCAATCCAGTTCCGCGCCACGGTCACCGCGCCAGTGGCCGATACGCTGACGCCGGGCTCAATGGCGGAGACCACGATACCCCAACCGTTTCCCGTCAAGAAGTTTTCGCTCACGAGCAGGTCTTGCGCCCCACCCGCCATTATACCGCAGCTGGCGCCGGACACATGATTGCCGGAAACCTGACTGGCAGCCGAACCCCGGCAGTCCAGGCCGACGGCCTGCGCTGCGATGACGTTGCCGCAAACGCGCGAAAGTCCCACTCGCGCCAGCATCGCACCACCAAAAGCCGCCGTCCCATTGCCCTGCGTCACATTGTCCAGCACCGCGGCGCCATAGGCTGAAACGGCAACGCCCCATTGTGCATTCGCCAGGCAAACATTGCCGTCAATGAGGCATGTGGCGCCAGCGTCCGACGGCGCCGGGCCGGCACTCCAGTTACCATAGGAAATGCCGCATTGATTGTTCGAACAATGGCTGTTGCCAACACGCACGCTCAGCCCAGCGGCAATCATGATGCCGCTGCCACCGTTATCGTTGCAGCTCGAGCCGCTGACCGATACCGTTCCACTCCCTGAGGCTGAAATACCATGCAACCCGTTGCCGTGCGCGAAACAGTTGTGAACGCCATGCCACGCCCCGGCAGCGCAAGCGAGCAGCAGCCCAATGCCCTGCGTCGAACCGATGCAGCGCAAGAAGCCGCATCGATCAAAATGCGCATCGAGGCAGGCAGCAGTCACCTGAACGCAAGGCGCATCTTCGCCCACCAGCCCGCCTGCGTCGAATATCACGCCACTCACGGCACAACGTGTGCCGGTAAAGCTCATCCAGCATCCGCTGCCCACGGCCTGCAGACGCCGGACCACGGTCGCCCCAGCAATGCCCGCCATCGCCACGGCACCGCTGCCGGACAATGTACCGTTGACGATATACACACGGCCGCCAAGCAGCAGCGGCAAACCGCTCGCAAGGGCAAGAACGAACGCCGCCGTGTCGTCAGTCACACCGTCGCCCGCCGCACCGAACGATTCGATGGCCACCGCATCGGCGAACAGATCGGCGATCCGCCGCGGCGCAGGCGTCCCAGCCACCTCAGCGAGCAGGCCGGACCCATCGATACCCGACACGCCCGGCAATCCACCCATGAACTGACCATAGGTCGCGGCAACATTCTGTCCGCCCTGGCCCATCGCCACCAGGTCGCCAGGCTGCGGTGCACCAGCCCCTGACAGGCCGCTCACAGCGAACGCCGCCGGGGCGCTGAGCGCACCCTGCGCGAAGGTGAGATTGGCGCCCAGCGCTACCGGCTCCGGCGCCCCTACCCCCCCGCTCATGCGTCCCAGCAGGCTTCCTTGCGGCAACGCCAATGCCGGCTGTACGCCCCCGAGCAACTGCGCCCGTGTCGCGGATCGAAGAATGCCGGACTGGCTGACCGCAAGCGCATCTCCGTCGGAGACGGAAATCGCCGGTGGCAATTCATTGATCGTCGGCATGCTGCGCCCCCGCCTCAGCTCGTCGTCAATGCATTGTCGTTCTGGTCAGTAATCGGCGCCCCGGTCTGCGTCGTAATGGCCGCGGCCGGCACCGTCTGCGTTGCGAGCGCCAGCACAGGCAGCGACACCGTCCGCGCAATGGTACGCCCGCTCTGTGTCCCAACCGTAATGGTCACCGCATAGGTGGTTCCCGCAAACCCCTGCGACATCCAAAGAATTGCCTGAGTGCCCTCGGCACTGCACGAATTCAGTGTCAGGTCGCCCGGGTTCGAAGGCGATATCTCCACATCCAGCGCGGCAATCGAATCACCCTCGTTGCCGGCGAGCGCTTCCGACACGTCCAGCACATAGTCGAGCAGGTCACCAGGATCCTTGACCGGCCACGCCAGTGGCTGCGGCGCGACCTGCAACGTGCCACGCGGAATCGTGCCGAAGCCATCCAGCAGGATCACCCGTGCGGTGCTCGGTATCCAGGTAATGTTGGCAGGTGTGCCCATCGCCGCCCCTCCTCAGCCGTTCGCCGGCACGCGCTTATCGAACGCGCCTGGCGCCTCGGGCGCCCGCGCGCGCTTGCCGTCCCACAGCCATCCGTCGGCGACCCTGCCCCACCTGCGCATGCTCACCACTCCACCAACACAAGGCCCGCGCCGCCCTGCCCACCGAGCCCTCCGCCAACGCCGCCGGAACCGCCACCGCCAGGCGCGGTGCCCCCAAGCCCGTTCACGCTCGCCACGCTCGAGCCCGAAACCGCCCCAACCGCGCCAGGAGCCCCGGCACCGCTGAAGCCCGCGCCGCCACTCCCGCTGATCCAATTGCCGCCGGCCAGGAACGCGGCAGCCCCGGCGCCTCCCGTCAGCGACAACGCACCCCCATACCCGGTGCCTCCTGTCTCCCCCCCTGCCCCGCCGCCGCCGTCCGCGCCATTCGCACCGGCGGCGCCACCTGTCGCTGATGCCAGACTGCCAAAACTCGAAGAACCCCCCGAAGTCCCCGCACCCGCGCCGCCATTACCTACGGTCACGAAAAATTCCTGGCCTGGCGCCACGGCAAAGAAACCTTCGCAATACCCGCCGCCTGCCGCACCGCCGCCGGCGCCGCCGAACCCGGCACCGCCCGAGCCGCCACCGCCCCAGATGCGCAGCCGCACCGCCTGCACGCCGGCCGGCACGATCCAGTTGCTTTGGTTGGCCGGCGTGAACACCGCCAGATTGCGCGTCCCAGGCGACAATTCCGGCAATTTATAGGGCACGATCGGTGCTGCGGGTAACGCAACGATATTGCCTGCCGCGATGCTCGGCTGCCCATAATACACACTGATGACATAGAGCCCCGCCCAGCCGGCATCGACGGCCGGCGTCTCCTGCTGACCGGCAGGGCCAGGCGGCCCCGCCTTCATCTGCAACTGCACTTGCTGCAGACGCTGGGTATTCTGCGGCGTCCCGGCATTTGCCGGCCCACTGTAAGGCTGCGACGGATTGCTCGCATTGTAGTAGGGCAGCACCACCGGCGATGCATCCGTCTCCAGCAGCGTCGCCTCAATGAGGTAATTGATGCCCTGGCCAGGAACCGTCGGCGCCGTCGTCGTAAAAGTCGCCGGCGTCAGGCTCACACCCATGCGCAGCAGCGGCAGCGCCTCCGCCGGCAGCGAACCAAAAGCGGTAGAATCGACCACGCCGAATTGCGTAATGCTGCCGGCACCGACGACGACGGACATCGACTCAGGCGATGTCGGCACGCACGCCAGCCCATCAGCCACCATATTGGTGCCCAGCGTCGCCTGCGCCAGGTAGCCAATGGCCACCATGATGTTTCGTTCGGTGCTCAGCAGGTCAGTATCCAGCGGAATGCCGCCGGGATAGACAATCTGTCTGTCCACGATGTCCGTGCCTCTCTGTGTCTTGTCTGAAAATCAGCAGGGCCGCCAACAGAGTCTCCCCTCCCGCAAGCATCAGGAGGAACGAAAAACGCCATTTCCGCGTCAGGAGATGGGAAAGTCTCTCTGCCCGCGCTTGCGGGAGAGGAACGGGTCGCGCGCCCATTCTTCAAGGATAGGGCTGGGGAGGTGGGGGCCAGGGCCACGCCCATCACCCCCATCCCGGCACCATCCAACTAAGCAAGCATCAAGGCTCAGCCCGCGATATTCATCCAGGCAATCGTGGCCGCAGGCAGCACCTGCACCACCTCGCTCTGTATATCGGCGTCCGTGACAATCGTCGTCACCATTGACAGATCACCATACCCCGGAACGCCACCGGTGCCATACCCAGCCAGCAGCGCAATCCCGCCACCCGGCGGCCGGAACGCCGTGACAAAGACCTGATAGGGCAGCGCCAAAGATCCCCAGCCGCCCCCCGCCCCATAGCCAACTCCGCCAATCCTATAGCCGCCCGTGTCACTCGTCCGCGCCGGCTCGAACACGATCGGTGCTCGTCCCGTCAACTCGGTCAGTGCCAGCAGCAACGCAGCACGTGTCGCGCGCGGCCGAAGCAACGCCTCGTCGATACGTGCCTGGAACGCGGCATCCGTCTCGTCTGGACGCCGTGGCAGGGCAAGACCAAAGAAGTCGTTGCTGATCAGATCAAGAAAGCCGCCGCTGGCAGTCGCAATGCGCGTCTGCGCCCGGACCGTCTCGATGAGGCTGTAGATCGCCGACCAGCCCGTTCCCAGCCCTACCAGCAAGGCCTGCAGCAGCGGCGCGGCATCGCCGAACCAGCGTGCCGGCAGCACCGCCCGCATGCGCGCCGCCATGTCATTGCTGTCGCCAATCATCTCAGCTCACCGTCACCGAACCGGCGATGATCACACCGTTCACCGGCGCGCTGACGTCCATGGCCGAGCCATTAATCGTGGTCCCCATCACGCTCACAACCGACGGATCCGCGCCGTGCGCCAGGGCGTCGATCTTGGAAATGGCAAGCGTCCCTCCCATCGGAAGCCCGGCTATCCACGAAGCCACCGATTGTTGGACAGCACTGGCAACGGCGGGCTTTGTCAGCGGATTGGACGTCTCCAGGGACATCTGCACCGTGGCAGGGATAACCACCGGCGGCGTCACCGCATAGGTCGAACCCAGCGGCCGCACCTGCTCCACGGCCTGCTGCACCTCGCTGAGCAGAGCCGTCGGCGGATAACCCGTCCCGTCATCGACTGCGACAACAAAATGCCCAGGCATGGCATTCCCCGAGCTATCCTGGTTTTCGACGATGCTGTATCGCAATCCCTGCTGCACGGCGAGAATAGCATTGGTGAGAGCCAGGGCCGTCGCCAGCGAACGGCTGTTGATATAGGCTTGAAACCGTAACCGGAATGACGCATCGCTCTCGGGATCGACGCCACCCGCGCAGGCAGCCGCGTTGTTGACCGTATCGACGCCAGGGATGGCGGAATTCAGCAAGCCGATGGCGCCTGCCAGAACATTGCCCGCGCTTCCAGCCACAACTGCCTGCACCGCTACATCGACGGAGGCAAGCTGCGCCGGCAGGCTATATCCTGTCACGCCGTTCACCACAACGCTGGATGCACTGGCCACCACCGTAAAGCTCTGCGAACCATCGACCGTGCGAACCACGGTGCCGACCGGGATGAAAGTACCAAGTCCAATGGTATAGCGCGCAAACGTCACGATTCCGTTTGCCGAAGCCCCAGGCAGCCGAACCAGCGAGTAATCGGCCATCCAGCTGTCCAGATCGGCGCCATTGCTCGTGGCGGCGCGCGTGATCGAGAGCACCTGCAGGATCAGCCACTGCATCCACAGTGCGACGGAAGCGCTAGCCTCCAGCAGAGCCCGAAGCACACTACCGACCGAAAGGTCGATAAGCTGCTGCGCCCCACCCTGCACGGCCGCTGACATCTGTTGAACAAGCGTTGAAAACCCGTTGAGCGGAAGCAGCATGTCAGCCACTCACCTGAAACGACAGCACCTGCGTCACCCCGGTCGTTGCATCGACATAGCGGATCTGCACAACGACACTCCCATCAGCGCTGCTCTGCACATCGATCATCGGCTCAGGAGTACGCGACACGGCTGCCTCCTTGAAGATTTGGCTCCGTATCGCCGCACGTATCGCCAGAACATCCACAGGTGTCCCGACAAACCTCGCGAGCCCCGCGCCATACTGAAGTTGCCATATATAATCGCCGGGGTTTGTCAGCAGCCGGCGCAGCACCCGTTGCTGTCCAAGAGCCGTCCCCGCCGCCAGCGCAACGTCGCCGGTAGAGCTGGCAGACAGGTCAGCGCCCCAAAGAAGGCTGGCATCCTGCTGCATCCGCTGTTCTCCACGAGCCGAGCCGGTAAAGGGCAAGAAAGCAAGCACGTCTTCCTTGAAAAAAAGAACCAAAAAACCTCTTCATTAAGCGTGCTGGTCCGACTGGCACGCGCCTAAAGGATGCAAAGTTTTTTGGTTTTTTTTCAAAAAAGAACCGCTTTCTTCAATCCGCAGGAGAAGGCGTCACATCCGAAGGCGGATGCACATGCTCGTTATAATGCCCTCGCAACCGGGACAGCGCGCCCTTGCCATCATAGACGTCACCGCTCACATGCAGATCGCCCGTATGATTCCATGAAGGCGCGGTGCTTGCGATCGACCCGTCGTTAAGCAGCTTGAGAAAGCTCCCTGACTTGTGCACCAGCCAGATCTCGCCGCTGGCCGCCACGGGCGCCGGCACATTGCTGGACCATAGGCGGCCAACAACAATGCCGTGTTCCGCATCCCCTTCCTGCCATATCACCAACACCTGGTCGCCAGGCGAAGGTGGGCACGCCAGCCCCCAACCATTGCCGACCCACGCCGAAGCCACCGGCAACCAGCCGGAGAGCACGCCTTCAGGCTGGACCTTCACGCGCACCGTAGCCGTCGCCGCATCCACGGAAGTGACCGTCGCCAATCGGGGTTGCGCCCAGCCTTGGTCGAGCCGCGATGCGTGCGCCTTGATCAGATTGAGGAAACTGTCCAAGGCGGCACCCTCGCTCTTACATGCTGCGTAAAGCCGCGTTCGAACGAGATCCGCCGCTCCACATCGGAAATCACATAGACCTGGTCAAAATCGGTCCCAGTGCCGGAAAGCTGCAATCCCACCCGCGGTTGAAAGGTAAGCTCGCCTGGCATATCAAAATCGAGGCACATCGCATGCTGCGCCATGTCACGCAGCACCTGCTGTGCAATCGCCTGAGCCGCATCCGCCGTCACATTCGGCCTGACAATGACATAGCCGGGAACAGCGCCGCCCGCGCCGCCGAGCGAAGCCGTCTGCGAAATGGACGACACCCCCCGGCTATCCCAACTCCTCACCGCCACCGCAAGATCGCCCTGCAGGCCGAGCGTCTGTTCCAGCCGCATGGACATGCAATCGCCCGGCGTCACGGCCACGATGGCCCCTGGCGTCGCCGGCGTGAAATTCAGCGTCCGTCCATCCACCCAGACATCAAACCCTTCCTGCTGCGCCAACCGCGTCAGCAGATCCCACTCCGTTGTCATCCGCGCATGCTGATCGAACGTTGTTCTCGCATGCTGGCTTTGGTAATTCCTGCCTACCGGCGTGGACGTTGGCGTCACATTTGCCGCCAGGCCATGCCGTGCCGCCAGCGTCGTGGCGATATCGCTCGCCGTCTGATTCTGAAATGTCTCCTGCGTCCTGGCTTCGATGAACAGCGCCGTCAGATCGCGCCCATCGACGCTGACCTCCCCCAGAATAGGATCGATTTCAACGAAATCGGCCTGCCCCAACATCATCTCTGCCCAGGCGCCATCAAGCCCAAACTGAATGCCTACACCTAGCGGCCCGCTCGTCCATAGCGCCGCCCCCGAGGCATCAAGTGCCATGCGTAGCCTGAACCTGTCCGCCGCCAAGTGACTATTGCCGCTCACCTCCGCCTCGATCACGCCGCCCACGGCCACGCCGTTCACGGTCACCGCAACACCTGGCACGCGCGCATTACTGCTGGCCAATGCCGCCGCCCGCCGAAGGGTCCACGTCGGGAATGTTCAATGTCACCAGGCCCTGCAGGAAGGGATCCGGAATGTTATTCAATGCCGCAATGCGCACCCATTGCGTCGCGTCGTCGAGATATACGGCAGCCAGTTGAAACAGGTTCCCGCCAGTCACCGTCACCACCTGCATCAGTTGCTTGCCTCCGCGACATTGGCTGCGGCCCGGTCGACAAAGCCCTGCGCGCACGCCAGTTGCGCCAACGTGCCCGAGGCGCTCACCGCGGTGGCGAGATCACTCGATCCAAGACCAACCTCGGCGCTCGCAATACCCTGCGATATCGTCCCTTGAACCGCGCTCAAACTCGTGCTCGCCGCAGCCGACGCCGCCGTTCCCAACGTCAGCGC